TTATGCAGATCAACTAGTTGGTACTAAAATAACAGGAGAATCCTCAGGAGTAACTGCAGTTGTAAATAAAGTTTTATTAGATCAAGATTCTGAAAATGGTAATCTTACATTATATGTAACTTATCTATCTTCAAGTACTGCAAATAATTCTACTGTTACTTTTGCTGATGGTGAACAATTAGCTTCAGATACGACAATTACTTCTGGTTTATTAGGAAATACTGCCATAACTGCAGGTAGTCCATTTGGTTCTACTATTTCTGCTGATGCTACAATAACAGGATCTTCTTATTCTATTCAGGAAGGTGTATACTTTATTAGAGGACAGTTTATTCAGTGTCAATCAGATACACTTATATTAGACCAGTATTCTACTAATCCTAATTATAGAGTTGGATTTTTTGTTAATGAAGAAATAATTACATCTGATTTAGATGAAACTTTAAATGATAATTCGCAGGGATATAATAACTATAGTGCTCCTGGTGCTGATAGGTTAAAAATATCTTTAACCCTATTTAAGAAAAGTTTAGACGATGAAGATGATACTAATTTTATTGAATTAGGTACTATTATTAATGGGGTATTGAAATCTACATCTAGAACTTCACTTGGTGGTGGAGGTGCTAGTACATTCTATGAAGATTTAGAAGCCACCTTAGCTAGAAGAACTTATGATGAATCTGGAGATTATTATGTAAAACCATTTGATGTTACATTAAGAAATTCATTAAACAATAATATTGATAATAGGGGACTTTTCCAAGAAGGACAAACAACTCCAATGGGAGACACTCCTTCAGATGATTTATTAATATATAATGTTTCTAGTGGTAAAGCATATGTTAAAGGTTATGAAGTAGGATCTAATAAACCAACATTGTTAGATGCTGCTAAACCAAGAACTACAAAAATAATTAAAGACGAAGGTATACTTTATAATACAGGTTCTACTCTTAAAGTAAATAGAAGTTTTGGTGCTCCTATAGTTGGAGTAGGTAATACATATGTTCTAAGTTTAAGAAGTCAAAGGACTGTTGCAAACCAAACAATAAACCCAGGATCAGAAATTGGAGTAGCAAGAGTATATGATTATAATTTAGAATCTGGTTCTTATGATGCTGCAAATGCTAATGTAAATCAGTGGGATATTTCCTTATATGATGTTGAAACTTTTGTTAATTTAACATTGAATGAGGATATTACTTTATCAACACCAACATATATTAAAGGTACTAAGAGTGGTGCAACTGGTTTCCTTAGAACTGCTGCTTCTGCTACAAATTCATTAACACTATATGGAGTTAATGGTGAGTTTATTGTAGAAGAACCACTTCTTTTTCCAGGTAAAAACCAAGACGGAACTTCTGTATCAAGAGTAGTTACCGCAGTTGATGTTAAAAGTATTAATGATGTAAAATCTGTATTTGGTAAAGTTGGTGGTGGAAATACATTCTCTGCTGATGTAATACAGTCGGTTGGATCTTTTATTGGTATTGCTAGTATTAGTGCTGCTTCAAGCGGTTTTAGTACTATCACAAGTACAAATGAACTATTCCCAGGCACTATTGTATCAGTACCGAATTTAGTTAAATTTAGTAATACTGCTCAATCAGATGATCCAACTTATGGTATAGTTACTGCAGTTGGAACTAATACTGCTACAATAATAGGAGTTGCAGATGTAAATGGAGTAGCTAATGGTAATTTACCAACTTCATCTTTACAAGTTACTGATTTAGAAATTTTGACTACTGAGTTGGATGCATCTTCGGATGATACTCTTTATACTCAACTTCCTAAAGAAAATATCGCAACAGTTGATAATACAACGGGAAGTATAACAATAAGAAAGAAATTTAATGTTGATATTGAGAATGGTCAATTAAAAGGAAATACAATTCCTACTGCAGGAACTAATGAGACATTCTTACCATTTGATGAGGAAAGATATATTCTTATAAGGTCTGATGGAACTACAGAACCTTTAACTGCTAATCAGTTTGTATTTACAGGTGGAACACAATTACAGATTTATGGATTAGGTTCTAATGATCAAGATGCTACTTTACTTACAGCAATAACTAAAGTTAAACCTACTTCAAAAGAAAAAATTAAAAATAGAGTTAATTCTATTGTAGTTACCAAATCAACAATTGGTGGTTCTGGTATTAATACCTCTGGTATTGGTTCAACTAGTTTAAATGATGGATTAGAATATGGTAATTATCCTTGGGGAACTAGAGTTCAGGATGATGTTATATCTTTAAATACTCCTGATATTATTAAAATTCATGGTGTATTTGAATCATCTACTACAGGTGATGCTTCTGCACCAACTGCTGTTTTATCTTCTATAACAAGTGCTTCTACAACAACAGAAGAGTTTATAGTTGGTGAGCAAATAGTAGGACAAACTAGTGGAGCTATTGCTATTGTTGCTGAAAAAGTAACAGCAAGTCAGATCAGTTTCATTTATGAAAATGAAAAAGTTTTTGTAGAAGGTGAAATTTTAGTAGCAAAAGAGTCATTAGTACAAGGTACTGTAACTACTTTAGAATCTACTAGTTATAATATTTCTGATGAATTTACTTTTAATAATGGACAAGAAGGAAGTTTCTATAATTATGGATTCCTTACTAGAAATGTAGGTATAGATGCACCAATTCATAAGTTAAAAGTTTACTTTATGAATGGTTATTATGATTCTAATGATACTGGTGATGTAACTACTGTAGAATCATATAAGAATTTCAATTATACAGATGAAATTCAATCTGTTAATGGAATTAGAAATAGTGATATTATTGATATAAGACCTAGAGTTTCTGATTATACGGTTGCAGAAAATAGTCGTTCTCCTCTTGAATTTGATGGTAGAACATTTAATGGTGCTGGTAATTCTGCTGGTGCTATGCTCCAGTCAGATGGATCTATCTTGACCACTTATTCATATTATCAAGGAAGAATAGATAGGATTTTTGCTAATAAAGATGGTGTTTTCCAAGTAGTATTTGGAACACCAGCAGATAAACCAGGTTTACCACTTCCAGTTGATGATGCTATAGAACTTGCAACTATTAGTCTCCCTCCATATCTGTATGATGTTTCTGATGCTTCTATCAAATTCTTAGAGTATAAGAGATATCAAATGCAAGATATTCATAATCTTGCAAATAGAGTTAAGAATTTAGAGTATTATACTGCATTGACTTTATTGGAAAGCAATACTTCCAATATGTTCGTTTCTGATTCAGATGGATTGAATAGATTTAAGTCTGGTTTCTTTGTTGATAATTTTGCAACATTCCTTGCTCAAGAACTTAGTGAGGGAGTTAAGAATAGTATAGACCCAGAAAATGGAGAATTGAGACCATCACACTATACAACTTCTATAGACCTTATGGCTGGTCCTGTAGAGAATGTGGTTCCAAATCAAGATAAGAATTTTGAAACTCCCGAAGGTATTAATATAAGAAAAGCGAATGGTATTATTACTCTAGATTATTCTGAGATTGAATGGGTTAAGCAAACTTTTGGAACTAGAACTGAGAGTGTAACACCTTATGTTGTAGCTTATTGGGTTGCTGATGTTCAATTAAGTCCAGAATCGGATACATGGATCGATCAAACTAGATTAGATGCTCGTATTATTAATAGAGAAGGTAATTTTGCGGAAACAGTAGCAGAATTGAGCAGAACTAGAGGATTTAACCCTCAAAATGGGTTTGGTCAAACTGTATGGAATTCATGGAATACATTCTGGTCTGGTAACACAAGAACTTGGACTGATACAGATAACAGAAGAAGAACCAGATGGTCTGGTAGAACCAGATTTATAGAAAGAAGAAATCGAACTCGTGAGGTAACTACTGAAACAGGAACACAAACAAGAACTGGAACCAGAATGGAGATTCGGGAGCAGTTTGATCGTGAATCTCAAGGTGATAGGACTCTAAGCAGAAGTTTGGTTCCATTTATGAGATCTAGAAATATTGAATTTACTGCAAAATCATTAAAACCAATAACAAGAGTATATCCTTTCTTTGATGCTCAAAGTGTTGCTGAATATTGTGTACCTAAATTAATTGAAATCAATATGATTGAGGGTACATTCCAAGTTGGTGAGACTGTAAGAGGAGTATCTCAATCGAATTGGAGTGCTGATTCTGGATCATCAAATCTTATTACCTTTAGAGTTGCTTCAGCAAATCATAAAGAAGGTGAATATAATCTTCCAACTAAGACATATCCAGATAATCCTTATACCTTACAACCACTTTCATCAGAGTATTCATCTACTTCAACACTACTTAATGTAGATATATTTTCATTAGCTAATATCGATCAACCAGAATATAGTGGTTATATACAGAATCAAATGGTTCTAGTTGGTCAAAGTAGTGGTGCTCAAGCAAGAGTAAGTAATCTTAGACTACTTAGTGATATTACATCTACACTTCAGGGGTCATTCTTTATTCCTGATACTACTAGAAATCCTTCTGCTCCTAGATTTGAAACTGGTAATAAGTTGTTTAGACTTACCAGTGATGAAGATAATGGTTTAAAAGCTTCTACTAGAGGTGATGATGAATTTAGATCCGAAGGATTCCATGAAGTTGTTCAGGAAACTATTATTTCTACAAGAAATGCTTCTGTGGAACTGGCAGATCTTAACCAATCTCAAGATGTAACAAGAAGAACCGATGTAACAGCATGGACTAATAATCAGTGGGATATTATTGCACAACGAAATTTTGGTGGGGATCCTCTTGCTCAAACATTTACAGTTGATGATGAAACTGGAGTCTTTATAACTAAGTGCGATGTCTTCTTTAGATCTAAAGATGATATGGATATTCCTGTTAACTTCTCTATTAGAACAGTAGATAATGGAACTCCTACTAAGACAATTGTTCCAGAAACCACTATTATTTTGGATCCTAGTGATGTTAATGTTTCAAGTGATGGTTCTTTTGCTACTACATTCCAATTCAAATCACCAGTTTACTTAGAACCAGATCAAGAATATGCAATAGTACTATTATCTAATTCTTCCAAATATGAAGTTTATATTTCTAGGGTAGGGGAAAATGATTTAATTAGTGATTCATTTGTAGGTCAGCAACCATTTGGTGGTTCACTCTTTAAGTCACAAAATGCTTCTACTTGGGAACCAAGTCAGTGGGAAGATCTTAAATTCACTCTTTATAGAGCAGATTTCCTTTCAGATGGAACTGTTGAATTTTATAATCCCCAATTATCTGCAGGAAACGGTCAAGTTTCATTACTTGATGAGAATTCATTATCATTTACTTCAAGACAATCAAGAGTTGGATTAGGAACCACAGTTGCTGATGGTGGTCTTAAGGTTGGTAATGTGGTTATACAGGCAGGAACTAATGCTAAAGGAAATCTTGCAGGATTTGCAGGAACTGCTATTGCATTGAATATAATAAATGCTGGTATTGGATATACACCTGATACTGGTAATTTAACTTTCAATGGAGTTAACTTAGTTACTGTAACAGGAGGGGGAAGAGGAGCAACTGCTAATGTTACTGTCCAAGATGGTGTGATTAGTAATGCTCTTGTTACTGGTACTGGTGGAGGTGGATATCAAGTTGGTGATGTTGTAGGTTTCAATACTCTTGGAGTTGCTTCTGTCGGAAGAAATGCAAGATTATCAATAGTCGCTATTGGTAATACTAATGAACTAATTCTGGACCAAATACAAGGTAATTTCAATGTTGGTGCTGCTCAAACTTTATCTTATGTTAATAATTCAGGTATTACAACTGTATTAAACTACCCTCTAGGTGGAGATGTTCAAGTTTCCTCTAATAATGTTATAAGTGATGGTTTACATATTAAAGTAAATCATAAGAATCATGGAATGTATTCTCAGGAGAATAAAGTTGCTATTTCAGGAGCAATTTCTGATATTAAACCAACAAAATTAAATGTTGCGTATAATGTAGATACTACTGGTGGAATATCAGTTGCAGATCCTTCACAGTTCTTACAGTTTGAAAATGTTGGTGTAGGAACTACTAATGCAGGATATCTTAAGATTGAAAATGAAATTTTAGAATATCAGTCAGTATCTGGTAATTTGATTAATATTAGTGGAGCAAGAGGTTCAGATAAGTTTAATTATCCTGTAGGAACTCCTGTTTATAAGTATGAACTTAATGGAGTAAGTTTACATAGGATCAATAAAACTCATGATGTATTATCTGTTCCAGATATTGATTTTGAATCATATAATATTAAGATTGATATGGCTAATGAAGGTGTCGATAGAACTGTTGCTGGTTATCCTTTACTTTATGCAGGAAGAACTAAGTCTACAGGTGGATTAGAAGTAAGAGCAACTCAAAATATTCCTTTTGAAGTTATTACTCCTATGATAGAGAATATTACATTAGCAAGAACTTCTCTTACTGCAGAAGTAAGAACTACTACGGGTGTTAGTATTGATGGTGATGAAGATCAGTGGGAGGATGAGGGATTTGAACCTATTTCAATTAATGAAACTAATTATCTAGAAACTCCTAGAGTGATTGCATCCAAAGTTAATGCAGATGAATATTTAACTCAAATGAAAGGTAAGAAATCGATGAATCTTAGATTAGCATTGGCTAGTGGAGATTCTCGTATAAGTCCTTTAGTTGATACTAATAGAGTTTCTGCTATCCTTACTTCTAATAATGTTAATAATCCTATTACGGATTATGCAAATGATGGTAGAGTTAATTCTCTTACAGAAGATCCTAATGCATGTCAGTATGTGTCTAAAGAGATGATGTTAGAAAATGCTGCATCTTCAATTAAGATAATGTTAGATGCTCATGTAACTGAAAATGCTGATATTAGAGCATTCTATGCTATTAATAATACTGAAGGAAAAACTCCTATCTTTGTTCCTTTCCCTGGTTATGATAATATTAACCGTAAGGGTGAAGTAATTGATAAGAAGAATAGTAATGGTAAGTCTGATAAGAAGATCATTAAGGATAATGATTATAGCTTCGGACCAAATGTTACATATAAGGAATATACCTTTAGTGTTGATCAGTTACCATCATTCAAAACTTATAGAATTAAGTTAGTGATGACTTCTACAAGTCAAGTTCATGTTCCAAGGGTTAAAGATCTTAGGGTTCTAGCATTAGCTTGATATGCAGAATGTAAAAAGTAATAGGGATCTTGCAAGAGATCCCAAAACAAATTCTATTGTTAATGTGAATGATTTGGAATATCAAAAGTATATTTCTAGTCGTTCTGTTAAACAAAAAAAGAATGAAAGTCTTGATAGTATGAAAAATGATCTTGATAATATGAAAAATGAAATGAACGAAATCAAATCACTACTTAAGGAATTAGTCAATGGCAACTAGAAAAATAACATTTGATCCAGATGCAGGAGTACCAGTTGCTTCTAATTTGACCATTTATGGTGGAACGGATTTTAATACAACATTTAATGTAGTTGATGTTGCTAATGCTGGATACGGTTTAACTGCTGGTTGGAGTGTTTCATCACAAATGATAAAAAGTGCTGGCATAGGGGCAACAACTATCCCCACAGCAAGTTTTATTGCAGGTATTAACACTATTACAAAATCAATAACATTAAATTTACCAAAGGCACTCACTGGTATCATAACCGAAGGAAGATATGAATATAATGTTTTAGTAAGTTCTGGAGTAGGTACTGTTTATAATATAGTAAACGGTAATATACTGGTATATTCAGGCATATCATCAGCACCATAAATATATTGAAGGGGTACTATTCTCAATGGCACAACCAGCAAGTAGATCAGACTTAATAAATTATGCTAAGAGGCAGTTAGGTGCTCCTGTGCTGGAGATTAATGTCGCTGATGAACAAGTAGAGGATATCTTAGATGATTCTATCCAATACTTTCAGGAAAGGCATTTTGATGGTGTAGAACGCACTTATTTAAAGTATAAGTTGACTGACGCAGATATTAAGAGAGGAACTGCAAATCTTGGTGAAAATACAACTAATGCAGCAGGTATAACAACCATGACTGCAACAACCAATATTAATGGTTCTGCAATTGAATTTGATTGGTCAGAGAATAGTAATTATTTACAAGTACCACCAGAAGTTATAGGAGTATATAAGATATTTCATTATGATGGCACTAACACTGCTACTAATAATATGTTCAGTGTTAAGTATCAGTTATTCTTAAATGACATTTATTATTGGGGATCGACTGAGATATTAACTTATGCAATGACACGAAGATATCTGGAGGATATTAACTTCCTATTAACAACAGAGAAGCAAATAAGGTTTAATCAGAGAATGGATAGATTATATTTGGATATAGATTGGCAAGCAGTTAACGAAGGTGATTTTATTATTATGGAATGTTTTAGGGCATTAAACCCTGCAGATTTTCCTAGAGTATGGAACGATTCATTCTTAAAAAGATACTTTACTGCTAACTTAAAAAGACAGTGGGGTCAAAATTTACTTAAGTTCCAAGGAGTTAAATTACCTGGTGGCATAGAGTTAAATGGACGGCAAATCTATGATGATGCCAATCTCGATCTTGAAATTATAAGAGAACAGATGTCCAATACTTATGAAGTTCCACCACTTGATATGATAGGATAATGGCATTAAATCCATACTTTCAACAAGGTGCTCGTTCTGAACAAAGTTTAGTTCAAGATTTAATCAACGAACAGTTGAGGATGTATGGTGTCGAGGTACATTATATGCCTCGAAAGTATTTGGCAACTAATACTGTTATACGAGAAGTAGTACAATCTAAATTTGATGATGCATATCCTTTAGAAGCATATGTAGATACCTATGATGGATATGGAGAGAATCCTAGTATTCTATCTAAGTTTGGTATCGAACAAACTAATGAGATAACATTAACTATATCAAAGGATAGATGGGAACAGTATATTGAACCTTTGATGAAGAATGAACCTGATGTGAAGCTGACAACTAGACCAAAAGAAGGAGATTTAATATACTTCCCATTAGGTGATAGACTATTTGAAATCAAGTATGTTAAGCATGAGAAACCATTCTATCAACTACAAAAGACTTATATTTACGAACTTAGATGTGAACTCTTCCGTTACGAAGATGAGGTTATTGATACTGGTATTGCTGAGATTGATGATGAGTTAATTGGGGATACTGCAAGTGGTGAGACTGAAGATGGTACTCCTATTATCATTGGACCAACTCAGACTCTTACTCTAGTAGGAGATGCTATACAAGCAACTGCAGCAGTTGGTATTGCTACAGAGGGTGCTATTAGTAGAGTGGTTATTTCTAATAGAGGTGGTGGATATAATGCTCCCATTTATATTGGATTCTCTTCAGCTCCTGCAGGTGGTGTAACTGGTATTGCAACTGCTGCATTGATTGGTGGTATTAATGTATGTAATTTGAATGTTAATGCAAGGAATAGGTCAATACAAGATGTTTATCTAACTAATCCAGGTTTAAGATATACTACTGCTCCAGGTATTGCTGCAACAGGTGGTGGTGGAACTGGATTTGCTGCTACAACAATTATAGGTGACAATACTGTTGGTGTTGTTACTGTTACTGCTGCTGGTGGTGGTTATGTTTATGCTCCAAGTGTAACCTTTGATAATGTAGTCTTTAAGACAGGTGTTACAACAGTTTCTGCTGCTGGTACTGCGTTTATTAATGCTGCTGGTAATGTAACAGAAATTGGATTAAGTAATGCTGGTATGGGTTACAGTTCTATTGGAGGAGTTACATTGTCTGCACCAGATGTAGGTTCATCAGGAACATTTAAGTTTAATGAGATTGTAAAAGGTTCTGTTAGCAATACAGAAGGTAGGGTAAGAACATGGAATGCTATAACTAATGTTTTAGAAGTTGCTTCTATTACTGGTTCATTTAAACTTGGAGAACAAATCGTAGGTCAATCTACAGGTGCATCCCGTAAGTTGAGAATTATAGATGTTGACCCAACAGATGATGGATTTGCAGATAACTTTAATATAGAAACGGAAGCAGATAAGATTTTAGACTTTACCGAACAGAACCCATTCGGGACTCCCTAAATATAATACAATAGGACTATAACAATGTTTGAATATTTTTATAACGAAATTTTGAGGAGGACTATTATATCCTTTGGTACTCTTTTTAATGGAATTTCGGTTGAGCAAAAGAATGAAAGTGATCAGACTGTTAGTAATATAAGAGTTCCTCTTGCATATGGACCAACTCAAAAATTCTTAGCAAGATTAGAGCAGCAACCTGATTTGAATAAAGGTGTTGCAATTACTTTGCCCAGAATGTCTTTTGAGTTTACTGGACTTACTTATGATCCTACAAGGAAAGTAACTACTACTCAGCAATTTACTGTTGCAGATCCTAATGATGGTAGTGAAACTAAAAAAGCATATATGCCTGTCCCATATAATATGCAATTTGAACTTGCTATTATGTGTAAGTTAAATGATGATGCATTACAGATTGTAGAACAGATAATTCCATATTTCCAACCAGCATATAATGTAACTGTAGAGTTGGTAGAAAGTATTAAAGAGAAGAGAGATATTCCTATTGTATTAGAAAATATTACAATGTCTGATGATTATGAAGGGGATTTTACTCAAAGACGAGTTCTTCTTTATACTCTAAGATTTACTGCTAAGACATACCTATTCGGTCCTGTTCAGTCTGCTACCAAGGATATCATCAAGAAGGCTACTTTGGGTTATCTTACAGGTACAGATACTACCAATACTACCAGAAATGTTAATTACTCTGTTGTACCTCGTGCTATTAAGAGTTACAGTCCTAGTGCAGAAACTACATTACTAAGTAATGATCTTAACTTGACTGATACTGTTTTTGCTCTTGATAGTATAGGAACAATTGCTGCTACTGATTATATTGTTATCGGTAATGAGGAAATGTTAGTAAGGTCTGTTTCTGGTAGTGAAGTAACAGTTACCAGAGGTAAGGACGGTACTTCAATTGCTTCACACTTAAAAGGTGAAGAAGTTAAGAAGATTACAGCAGCCGATACTCCATACATTGAGGATGGGGATAACTTTGGGTTTGATGGAAATACCTTTTAATCATGACTGAAAATTTTGATAGATTAGATAAGACTTTTAATGTTACTCCAGTAGAAGTAGAAACTACTCCAGAAAATGGGTGCTCTCCTAAAAGTGAGCAACTTACTAATATTACTCCCGAAAAACCTGATAGACTTACTAAGGATGATATTACTAAGGATTATGAGTATACAAGAGGCAATCTTTATAGTATAATAGAGAAAGGACAAGAAGCAATTAATGGTATTCTTGAGATTGCTCAAGAAAGTGAAATGCCTAGAGCATATGAAGTTGCTGGTCAACTTATTAAAAGTGTCTCTGATGCCACTGATAAATTAATAGATCTTCAGAAAAAACTGAAAGATGTTAATGAAGAAAGTGTAGCAAAAGGACCATCAACTGTTAATAATGCACTTTTTGTTGGTTCGACAGCAGACCTTGCGAAATTAATCAAGGGTCAAATGCCGCCAAAAAAGTCTGAATAAATATACTTGTAGATGGAGTAGTAATAAAGGTGCCACTTAAAAAACCTTCAGATTTTTACCACAAGAAACCCAATTCTTCTTTTGACAATGTAAAGGAAGAGTTGAAAAATGCCAAGCCTGAAAAGGTTGAGAGAATTTCTGAAGCTTTTGATTCTTTTAAGGGTAATTTAAATAATCTCCAAGCACTTAAAGATTTTACAGAAACCTTTGGTACATTTAAGTCTAATGTTGAAAAGGTAGAAACTTTATCATCATCAGTAGAAGAGATAAGAGAAAGTATTACTGATTTGATTGATAAGAAGGATTTGGATGATGCCATGATGGCTCATCTAATGTTTGTAGAAGAGTCAATAAGAAATGTTCAGGATAAAGTAAAAACGGTTAATGCTAATACTTTATTAGAAATTAATCAGGGATTTGAATCATTATCTGAAAGTGTAGGTAAGTTTCTAGGTGAAGAAGTACCTGCATATAAGAAGTTAATTGTTGATACTGAGACAAGAGTTGATAATAGATTTGGAACTTTTAAAGAGAGTGTAGCAGAATCTTTTAAAGACTTTGGACAGGATATCTACAAAGAGATTGCTACAATAACTGAGGGTATTGAAGGAGTAAATGAGCAAAGTCTTTCTTCAATTAAGGAAGATGTTAAAGGTATTGGTGAAAAAGTAAGGGCATTATTAGAGGAAGAACTACCTCAATATCAAAAGTTCTTTGCTGAAACAGAATTAAAAGTAGAAGATAGAATTAGTGAAAATGAAGAATTGGTAGAAGGAAAATTAAAGTCTACTAAGAAAGGTTGTAAGAAGGATATTGAAGCAGTAGAAGAGAATATAAAGGGTATTGAGGAATCTAGAGCAAATACTGAGAAGGGAATAAACAAGTTATTTAAAGCATTAGCAAATGATATTGTTACTCTAGATGAAAAGATAACAGTAGTTGATATTGGTCTTACTTCTATTAATGAGCAGGTTAAGGATAAGGATACTTCGGTTGATAATATTCTATCAGAAAAGATTATAAAGATTGAGAATCTGGTAGCAGAATCAAAGCAATTATCTGATATATTCAAAAGAGATTTTAAGAATAGAGAGATAAATGAAGATAGAAAGCTTCAAGAGTATTCTAGTACTTTAGATTCTTTCTCCGAAAAGATTGAAAAATTAGAAGAGAATTTAGAAGGTAATATCTGTGAGTTGCAAGAGAATTTAGATACTAGTACTACCAAGTATTATGATGATTTAAAATCAAATGTAGGTGAATTCCAGAAGGATTTAGATGATAAGTTAAAAGGAATAAAGATTGATTTTGTTGTAAATGAAAAGCATATTGAAGGTATAAGAAGAGAATTTGAAGAAGTATTAGACAAACTTCAAATAGATGAGATTGAGAAAAAGAATAAGGAACTTACTGGAAAAGTAAGGCATTTAGAAGAAGTACTTGAAAAGTTTGATGATGAGAAACAACAACTTACAGAAGGTCTTTTAAATATACCTCCTAATGTAGATAATTCAGATCCTCTTACACCTTTAGATCAAACATATGTTACTCATGAAAAGTTAGCAGAGCATTATCGTTTATTCATTAATAGAGTCCAACAGCAACTAGCAACCTTTGGTGGTGGTGGTGCTGTTCGTCTTGATGATTTAGAAGATGTTGATGTAACTGGTGGTTTAGAGAATAATTACATTATACAATACAGTACATCAAATTCTAAGTGGGTAGCAAAGGCAGGTAATGTCGGTGGTGCTGGTACTTGGGGTTCAGATGCCGTTGGTGTTAGTACATCTAAGAATGTAGGTATTGGTAGCACTGCTAAAGCTGATGTTGCACTATTTGTTGAAGGAGATATTAAGGCAACTGGAAATGTAAATGTTGCAGGAACAATCACATATGATGATGTACAGCATGTAGATTCTCTAGGTCTCAGTACTTTTAGAAGTGGAATAGAAGTACGAACAGGAACTGCTACTACTGCATTATTAGTAGAAGGTGATGCAAGGGTAACTGGTATTCTGACCATTGGTACATCTTCTATTACGCTTGATGGTGATACTAATGAAATTAATGTTGGTGTTGTCACAGTTACTAATTCGACTATTTACATTGGTGCTGGTGTAAGTATTAGCGGTACTGCATCTGGTATTAACTCTGCACCAAATGTCTTATATGTTGCTAAAGATGGTAATGATGATAATAATGGTACATCAATTGATAATGCATTTTTAACAATTAAATCAGCATGTGCTACTGCACAACAAGGAACAACTATTAAGGTTCTATCTGGAAGTTATGAAGAGAACAATCCTATTGAGGTTCCTGCTTTTGTTGCGGTAGTTGGGGATGACCAAAGACAAGTTAATGTAAGTGGTGCTACAAAGACCAGTAATATATTCCATGTAAGAAAGGGTGTTAAGTTGTCTAACATGACCTTTAAGGAGCATTTGCACCCTGCTGCAGCGGTTTCTTTCCCTACATCGGAGATTGCAGAAAATGTTAATGGTGGTAAGTGGAAAGGTCCATATATTCAGAACTGTACAAGTGACACTACTACTGGTAAAGGAATCTATATTGATGGTGATCAAGCAAGGTCACTGAAAGCAATGAATGTAGATGCTTTCACTCAATATAATCAAGGTGGTGTTGGTGTTGCTGTTACTAACGGGGGATTTGCTCAATTAGTTTCTTTGTTTACTATATGTAATAATGAAGCAGTTAGTTGTGACAAAGGTGGACAGGCAGATATAGCAAACAGTAACTGTAGTTTTGGTACTTATGGTTTAGTTTCTAGAGGAGTAAGTGATTTGCAATATAAAGGTGCTACATCTACTACTGCTCCAATATCTCAACCAAACATCAATGTAAATGTAAGTACACCTACTTTAAATGTATCTAATTTCCAGTATAATCATTTAACTGGTATAGCAACAGTAACAACAACTACAAACCATAACTTACAAGTAGGTATGGGAGTAACACTTTCTGGTATTGGAGTAACTTGTGCTTATGGATCTAAAACATATCCATATCAAACACCATATATCTTTGATGTAGATTCAATTCCTACAGTTAGAAAATTTGTAGTTAATGTTGGTATTTCTACTGTTGCACATCTTTATATGGGTGGTGGTACTGCAAAGATTGATGTAGACAGACCTTATGATGGTCAGTTGGTTTACTTTGACAAACTTTATAGGGAAGTACAATCTATAACAGTTGGTTCAGGTGGTACTGGATATAGTGCTACTCCTAGTGTAACAGTTGATACTCCCACTGGTCCTAGTGGTGAAACATGTACAGCTTTTGCAACTCTTGAAGGGGATAGTGTTGCAAGTATTACTATTATTAGTAGTGGTAATCAGTATGTAGGAACTCCTAATGTAACAATTTCTGCTCCACAATCTGGAAGCAATACCGCAACTGCTACAGCAACTACTCAACCATTATACTATACAATAAATAGTTCAACTCCAGTTACGGCTGGAATTACTACATTAACACTTGCTACTAATTTATCTAATGAAGTAGGTGTTGGTTCTACTGCATTCTTTGCACAGGGTAGTAGAATTATTGCTAGTTCTCATACATTTGAATATGTTGGTGCTGGTAATCAGATTGTTACTGCTACTCCGAAACGAGGTGGTGTTACTAATCAAGCAAATGAAGTAGTTACTACTGATGGTGGTAAGGTTCTTTATACCAGTACAGACCAAGCAGGTAACTTTAGAATTGGTGATGATTTGCAAATCGATCAAGAAACTGGTACAATTAGTGGACGATCCTTCAGTAAGAGTTTGTTCTCAGAAATGACTCCGTTTATCCTAGCATTAAGTTAATATGGCACTCGCACTTAACAGATTTAAAACATATACTAAAGAACTTACTACAAGTAGTCAAACAGTATATACTGCTCCTACAGGTTATACAGGAATCGTTTTGTATGCTCATGTAACCAATTATGGTTCAGCAGCTACAACTCTTACTATGTCTCATAAGAGAACTGCTACTACAACAGAAATTATTAAGGGAGCAAGTGTTCCTGTTGCTGATGCTTATATTCCTTTAGATGGAAAATTAGTATTAGAAACTAGTGATTATATTGTTGCACAAGCAGGTGCTAATAGCACTTTAAAAGTTATTGTTTCTGTATTGGAGACAGCAAATGCCTAGACTTCTTAGTCAAATCAATGGTTCTGGGCAAGTTGGTATTGCTAGTGATGGAACTAGCCTTGGTAATATGAAAGAACTAAACTTTGATAGTAATAGAGTTAAATTAAGTGCAACTGGTATAGCAACGGTTACATCAGATCCTTTAACTATTATAGGGTTATGAAAAGTTTTAAAGGTTTCATCGAAGAAGCAACTGAAGCAAAAAAATGCCCTGATGGGGAATATTGGTGCTTCCAAGACAAAAAATGTAAAAAAATTCCCCGTGGATATCATATAGGTAGAAGCGGATATCTAGCACATGATAAAAAAGAAAATGGTAATGGGAACGGCAACGGAACTAACGGACATGCTAATGGAAATGGGCATGGTGGAAATGGTAATGGTAATGGTGGTAATGGGTCTGGCGGTAATGGCGGTGGCAATGGCGGTGGTGGTGGCGATTGAACGATAAATATGCTATAATATTTGCAATTGATGATCATTATGCCTGAGAAACAAACACTTAAATTTAATATTCGTCAAGACGGCACTGTTTCTGAAGAAGTGAGTGGTGTTGTTGGTAATCAATGTCAAGAAATAACTAAATCTATAGAAGAGAAACTTGGCAATGTAACTTATGTCGAACCTAAACCTGAATACTATCAACAAGAAAATGTCACACTTCAGCACAATCAGAACGAAAATCAAGAACAAGCCTGAACTTATAGAGGCACTTCAACTTCTTCAGTACGATGTTCAAGAGGATCAAGAATTAGTTAATCCTATTAATCATCAGCATGAGAAGGTAAAAGTTGATGTATCTATAGGGAATGATATTGGATTTCGTTTGAATAATAATGGTGAGTATGAATTAGTAGCAGATATACAAACTTGGAAAGATCCAATCCCACCAAAAAGGTTTGTTGAGAAGGTTACTCAACAGTATGCTCGTATGACAGTTCACAATTCGGTTAAGGAATTGGGATTTAAGGTTGACGAAGAGTGGGAGATGGATGATAATAGTATTGAACTTACAGTTACGAGGTGGGTATGAGTGATGAATTGAATCGTATTGCTAATGCTCTAGAAAGGATTGCAGATTTCTATGAAAAAGGTCTGCATGTTGATATTGATCATGCACA